GGTGCTCCCGATCCGTTTCTAGTAGCAGTTCTGGATACCGAATACTATTACATCGAAGTCTGGGATGAACCGAAATTTGAAGCACAGTTGTGAAACCGGGAAACGGAGGCTGAAAATGAACTGGCGCGAATACCTGATGCCTGTAGCTTGTTTGGGGATCATCGCGAGCGTGGGCGGTGCGATCTTGTTTGCCATCTTGCTCGCGAGGAGCTACTGGAAAGAGTGGAGAGGAAGGCGTCGAATATGATGACCGAAATCGGCTAGGTGTCACAAGCCTAGCCGTTCTCGGGTGCTCTTTAGGCTGCCATTGGTAGTTCAGCAGTTGATTGTTTGCCCACGATTTAACCGAGTGCAAAACGACCGCTAATTGCCAGTGGCCAACAAATGACGAGAGAATTATAACACATGGACGGTATAATCTCCGAAGTTGAAGAAGCGCCAAAAATAGTTATGGATCGCCGCAGATTCCTTCATTGGCCGAAAGAGTGGGGGAAAAGGCGTTTCAAAAAATTGCTAGACATCGGGAGCGAAAATAGTATATAGGTAAATGTTACACGTAGTGCGTTCCGGATTTCGCATAAATCTGGGTACGACCTCACTACAACTACGCCCTGAGATGGCCAGCAATCGCCTCCCGGTTTTCCTGCTCTCAACGACCACCGTAGATGGTGTCCCCTACTATCCCCCAGACCCCCCGCATCACACTTCTCCCCGCTTCGCCTTCACGGTAGTCAGTTCAAACTGGGCCGCCTACCTAAATCCCGATCAGCCCTCCCTCGGGATCGTACTGCTCGCAAAGGTGAGTTGGACAGAGATTAAGAACAGGTTCAGCAAGGTCACAACAGTTCCGCAACTTCCTCCCCCGAGGCTTCCCCAAAATCTCGATCTCTATTATCCCGAACCTCGGCGCGAGAGCGGACGTCCGGCATATCCTGGATTCGCCGCAGCCTGTCGGAAAGCTAGGATCGAATGCCGATAACTGCTAAAGGCAAGTAAATGTGGCTTCCAAGCGTAAATGCAATCAACTCAACGATAGACAGCGAAATTTTATTCGCGAATATCTCGATCCAAACGGCGCTAACCTTAACGGAACACAAGCCGCTATTCGTGCCGGCTACTCCGCTAAAACAGCAAACGAACAAGCTGCACGACTGTTAGCAAAGGCTAGTATCTCTGATGAGATCGAAAGACAGCGCGCTCGCCGAACGGATCGGCTACAAATCACTGCTGACCGCGTGCTCAAAGAACTGGCATTGCTCGGATTCTCGAATATGCAGGATTACATCCGCGTGACAGAAGCAGGCAGTGCATTAGTGGACCTGAGCGAACTCGACCGGGAACGTGCCGCTGCGATCCAAGAGATTACAGTTGAAGAATATGTTGAAGGGCGTGGCGATGATGCAGAGCGAGTCAGGAAAACAAAGTTCAAGCTCGCAGATAAACGCGGGAGCCTCGAATTGCTCGGCAAGCATCTTGGAGTATTTGAGAACACGGGACAGGAGAAGCGAGACCTGCTTCAAGAACTTGACCGCGCCAGCCGTATACCATTGGAGAACGAGAAATGAATCTCGCTCCTTCTACTGACAAGATTCTCCCCTTCAGCGTGAAGGCAGCACGGTTCATTCGGCGTCCACCAGAGCAAGACAAGCGGATCACAGCGCTCGTTGGCTCCGTGCGTTCCAGTAAAACGTGGACGATGATGGGTAAAGCCCTCCCCAAACTGTGCGCGTACCCAGTACCTGGCATCCGGCTCCTAACGGGAGCGACGAAGGATAGCGTATACCGCAACGTGCTGACAGACTGGTTCAACGTGCTCGGGCCGTCGAAATATACGTACAATCGGCAATCAGGTGAGTTGGACATCATGGGCAGCAAGTGGGTCGTGATGGGAGCAAAGGATGAAGGTTCCGAGAGGAACGTACGAGGATCAACGGTCGGCGTTTGGGTAGGAGACGAGGTTGTTCTATATCCCGAAAGTTTCACGAAGATGGCGCTGAATCGCATGTCGCCGTCGGGAGCGCGAGCTTATTGGACGACGAATCCGGATTCGCCCTATCATCACCTGAAAAAGATTCTTGACTTACTGGAATCGAATGGCGATATCGAGATCATCCACTTCAGTTTAGACGACAACCCGAACCTTGCAGATGACTACAAGCAATTCATCCGGCGCTCGTATACGGGAATGTATTATCAGCGCTTCATCTTAGGGAAGTGGGTCGCTGCGGAAGGTGCTATCTATGGTTCCTGTTGGGATGAGAACGAGTTGACCTATGCCGGCGATCTGCCGCTAGGTTATGGAGTTGCAGAAGAGACAGTTGGCGTCGATTGCGGCGTAACGCACCCGCAGGTTTATCATGCGGTATTCGATGATGGTGATACGCTTTACTTTGACCGCGAGTATGTTTGGGAGAGCGAAGAGACGAAACAGCAAAAGACCGACGGCCAATACGCTGACGATCTTGAACAATTCGTGAAGGGCGAAGGTTTGGTCACTCCTATGGGTCACGTGATCTCATATCCTGGCCGTCCGTGTGAGCGAGCTCTCGTGCTAGTTCCCCCCGAGTGCGCCTCATTTGAGGCTGAGCTTACTTTACGTGGTATTTGGCATACGGATGCGGACAATGAGGTGGCGGACGGGATCAAGACGGTTGCCTCACTCATGGCCTTACGAAAGATCAAATTCAGCCGTGAACGCTGTCCAAAGACAATAGCTAGACTCCCTGGCTATTCGTGGGACGCTCAGAAGGCGTTGCGCGGGATCGAGGAGCCGATCAAGAAAGCGGATGATGAGGCAGACAGTGTACGTTACGTCTGCAAGAGTCGCGTAGCCGCTTGGCGTATTGCGGGCAGGGCATCGGAGAAGGCGGCGTGATGGGCGAGCTTACGAACCGCGAGTTCTACGCTTTCCTAGCCATACTCGGGATCGTGCTGGGGACGGTGTACTTCGTGTTCTGGGTACTGCCGTGAGTTGCGACGGCTTCATGCTGGCCGATCACTGCGTACCCGAAGGCGCGATCTTGCTGGAAGGCAAATACTGCGAGCGGTGCGGCAAGTACATGTTCGTAGAGAGTGGATTCCGCTACTGTGACGATTGCTTGCCCATGTTCAGCACGGCAGATGAGAGTTTATTTGGGACACTGTTCCAAGAAGCGCTGGAGAAGGCTTGGGCATCGCTGTGCCTGAGCCAAAAGAGCCATGCTCTCACCCAATGAACTCGTAGTCGAAGGGATACAGGCTCACCTAGCGGCGATTGTTTGCCGATGCGGGTGGATGACCGTAGAGTTCTTGGGAGCGAACTACTACTGCGACAATCCCGCGTGTATCAATCATCTAAAGCTGTTTCGGGCTGAGGTGCAGGTATTCAGCCTGCCGGAAGTGGAGAGCATGTCTTGAAGCCGTCGGACTGGGACTATTCGCGCAGAGCCGAGCAGGATTACTACTCAGCGATCATGCGCGTGCTGGAGCGAACGCAGACGATCCCCCTGATCGACCGCGAGACGTTCCTAGAACTGTGGAGCAGGCAGATTGCTGAGCGCATGATCCTCGGTCGCGTAGTTCAGACTGCCCGCACCTGGCGTCAGGCTGCCCGCGAATCTATGCAGGGCCGCATGGTGTACGAAGCCCTACAGCGCGAATTGCAAGGCCCAGTAGGCTATCGCGTGCGGGAACTGATCGAGCAGAATGCGAAACTCATTCGCACGCTGCCTAGCGAAGGGGCATTGCAGGCGTCGCAGGAGATCGCGCGAGCCGCACAGGAGGGCAAGCGATACAGTGCCTCGGAGGAGAACTCGGTATTCCAGCACATTGCCCGCTGGCAAGCGCGAAGGATAGCCCGCACGGAGACGAGCAAGGCGCAATCGGCGTTGACCGAGGCAAGAAGCGAGGAACTGAATCTGCCTTGGTATATTTGGCGCACGAGTAAGGATGAACGCGTTCGGCCATCGCATCGCAAGATGGAGGGTGTGTTGATTCGCTTCGCCGATCCACCATCGCCAGAGGCTCTGATCGGAATCCGCAGCACGCTTGGCCACTACAATGTAGGCCAGGCTCCAAACGACAGGTGTTACGGGGAGCCATTGCTCCGGCTGACTCAGGTCGAGTGGCCGCACAAGGTCTATTACGATGGTGCCGTTCGCATGACAACACTCGCCCGGTTCCGAATGTTAAACCATCTGCCTGCCCACACGGAGGCCATAGGGATTGCGGCATGACGATTTGCAAAATCCACGAACTCGTCATGAGCCGTGAGACAGATGGTTGCGTGCGTATAAAGTGCGCCGACTGTCGCAAGGAATTAGACGTTGTGCCGGATGAACGAACGGTTTCCTTGCGTACAGGGGAATATTCGGATCATGTCTGCGAAAGTTCTAGTCAATGAGCGGCTTTCTCGTCAGCGTCCTGCTGTGTCATAACAGGTTACGGCACATGGTTCCAATGGCTCTTGAGTCATTCCGTTCGCAGGATCACGAGCCATTAGAACTTGTTGTAGTAGACGATGGGCTGGAGCCGATCAAAGATTTAGTTGAGAGCATCCCAAATTGTCAATACATCTGGCACCCCGCAAAAAACCTGAGCGAAAAACGGAATGTTGGCATCCGGGCGGCGCACGGTTTAGTAATCGCGCACTTTGACGCTGATGATTGGAGTGGCCCTCACCGCATCTATCATCAACTTGACGCTCTGCTGAAGCGTCCTGCTGCTCGCGTCAATGGCTATGACCGCGCCTACTGGTATGACTTCGTGCGCAAGCAGGCCAGTAAATATCAGGGCATCGTCTGGTCGGCAACGATGATCTATTGGCGCGAATGGGCCTTGGGGAATCCGTGGGACGAGACGCGATCATTTTGCGAAGATGAGCCTTTCGTTCGCCGGGCGCGGGAAAAGAATGTGCTCATGGCAATGGATGGTGGACCGCACTTTGTCGCCACAATGCATGACCGCAACGCCCGGCGTACTCCCGGAGATCAGCAACGCTGGCCGATAGTAGCAGTTGAACAATTACCTCCAGCGTTTCGTCAGGTAGCAAACTTATGCTGACGCAGATCGTATTGTTCGGAGCCGGAGGATTGGGACGCAAGGCACTCGCTCATCTTCAAGCGCGCGGGATAACGCCCGTGGCCTTCGCGGACTGCGATAAGTCAAAGCAAGGGACCGAGATTGAAGGTATCCCTGTCATGCGTCCCGGAATGGCAGAGTACAGGTTCCCAGATGCTTGCTGGGTGCCTACTGTGCTGTCGCTTCCGGCATCGCAAGAAGTTCCTGAATTGCTCCAGCGGATGCCCGTGCGCACGCTGCCATTGTGGACATGCTTGAACGGCGAGTATCACGTGGATCGTAATGGGTTTGCGGAAGTCATGGAGTTAGTGGCGGACGATATAAGCAGACGAGTTGCTCAGGATCAGTTCGACTTCTACTCCGCGCCCGATTACGAAGTACCATCTCCGCATGAGTCGATGAAGGATATCTACTTTCCCGACTTCATCTCGCGTCTAAACAACGAGTGCTTCGTGGATTGCGGCGCAGCCGACGGGGATTCAGTAGCACAGTTCTTAGAACGCTGGGCGCAGTATGATGACGTGCTGGCCGTAGAGCCGGACCTCGTTAATTTCGAGAAGCTGAGATTAAAACATCCAAAGAATGTATCCACGATCAACGCAGCGGTCGGCGATTGGACTGGCGAAGTTCCTTTCCTCTCCACCGGCAATTATTGCTCCCGAATCGGTACGGAAGGATTGCCTGGAGCAGTCCAGTGCAGAGTACAGTGTTATAGGTTGGATGATCTGCTGTCAGATGCGAGCTTCATCAAGATGGACATCGAAGGCGAGGAACTGAAGGCGATCGACGGTGCACAAGATACGATCCAGCGCCACAAGCCGGTACTGGCCATCTGCGGCTACCATACGCCGGACCACTTCTGGCAGGTGCCCAAACTTATTCACGAGATCGAGCCGAGCTACAAGTTGTTCTTGCGCCGCTACGCCCCGGCACCATTTGAGCTGATCTGCTATGCCGTACCCGAAGAGAGGCTAGTGGTTTGAATGCCTGACATCAGCTATATTGTGAGTGCTTATTCGTGGATGGAACAGTTACCGACTTGCCTCTATTCGCTCAAAGCGCAGACGCACGGAGACTTTGAAGTCATCGTGACTGACAACTCTACGAAAGAGAATCTGGCTCGGCGTTGTCGTAGCATCGTCACTTCGATGCGGGACAAGCGGTTCCGCTACCTGCACACTGCCGGCAAGATCAGGGTATCCGATCCTTACTGGTCCTCGGAGTACGGCATCAAGCACTCTTCTGGTCGTTGGCTGTGCTTTCCTGCGGACGACGCCTACTATCCGCCCGAGTGGGCACAGCGAATGCTGGTTGCTGCCTACAGAGGCAATCTCGACCTTGTACTGTGCGAGCGCTTGATTGCCGGGCCGGACGGTTGCGGAGCGGAAGGATATTTTCCTGTAGATTGCGCCGAGTCTGGCATTCCCGGATACAAGCCGTCGTTTCTCGTGCGCCGCTCAAAGTTTGCAGGCTGGCTCAACAAGCCGATGGTAGTTGCTTGCTCCGGTGTAGACCGCACTACATTGGAGCACTTGATAAAACAGAAAGATGTTCGTTCGGG